TGTTCTCGTAGTAAGTCTCGCCCCCATTGGCATCACGCTCGTACCTATCCCAGCAGCCATCGCTGTCCTCGTAATAAAGAACGCCACCATCCGCATCACGCTCCCACTTCTTCCAAGATTTATTGCTGTCCTCGTAGTAAGTAGGGTTGCCACTGTCATGACGCTCGTACCTCTCCCAGTAGTCATCGCTGTTCTCGTAGTAAGTTGCGTAGCCGTTGGAATCTTCAATTAAGATAGGGAATGTAAATGCAATTCCTAGTTCTGTTAGTGTTTCGCTTAGTTTTTTCATAGTGTTCTCAGTTGTTGATAAGTGATGACGTTTTGTTACTTGTAAAAGATATGACGGCCGATAGTGACTGTCACTGTCATGTGCTTTGCCCAATATGGCCGGCAATAGTCGGCATGGTAGTGATCAGCGCCGCGCGTGTAGTTAGTAGGCGCAGACAATGCGATGTCAAGTGCCTTAGCATAGCGCGGATGGCGTTGCGCTTTGGCAAGCAGCGCAGGCCGCTTGTCTATGTTATTCCAGCATGAAAATTGCATGCGTTGATAGCAGACTTGCGCCGGAGTCATGCGGCGCTTGATGGCGCGATTCTGAATCACTTCATTGACGGCCTCCATAGCGCCAGGCGAATACTCGCCGCCCGCTTCAAGTATAATAGTCGCAGCAACGATCTCGGCGTCACTGGCAGCGTTTGCGCAACTGATCGCGCACAATAGGATGATTGATATTATTGATTTCATAACAATGCCCAAAGTAGCGCCGCGATTACCCTTGTCAATACATTATTTAAATAAAAAAGCGCCACCCTTTCGGGCAGCGCTGTCATGTTATAGCTTAAACTTGTATTTGATCAGATATTGCGTGTTGTGCAGCAGCAGATCATAATTTACTGGCGTTATATGCGCTTTATGCATAGCGGTCTGCACGCCAGATGGCATCGGCATCTCGCTTTCATGCTCGCATGTGTATTTTACATCTCCACGATTAATCTCAAACAACATGCCGCCATCATGTAGAATCATCCGCGCTTCGTTTTCAAAGCGGCAATCATCAATCAATACAATGGTCGGCTTGTCGTCGCTTGTCACGCGCTCAATATGTCGCTGCATCGCCCATAGCCAGACATCTTTGTTGATATACTTGCGACCCCATTGCGTTCCGAGTGTCTGCAATAGCCGCCTTGGCGTCACGCCTAAGCCATAGATTGGCTCATGCTTCAGCTTTTGATCAGTCATTGCTTGAGTATTAACGCCCATTGCCTCGGCCATTGCCCGGATCGGATCGGCAAAGCTCAGTATTTCAACATGCAAGCTGTCGTCCAATTGCTTGGCAATATCTTGCGCGAATGTAGTTTTGCCGACGCCCTTCGGGCCGACTAGTCCTATTATATGTGCTTTATTCTTCATATTTTTATACGTGTTGATAATATCTTGTGATTAGTCCGTGCTGCTTGTGATACTCAAATCCAGTTGCACCCTTCATTGATCCGATAAATCCTTTTTCAGCGTGCCATGCATCTGTGGAGCATAGCGCCGGTAAGTATTCGACCAGCAGGCCGCGATGCTCTTCCCATCCATTCTTGGTTTCTGAGATTACGCGCATTGGTTGATTCTTCTTTTTGTGGTGGATGTGGCCCATCTTTAGATGCCTGAATTTAGTCTGCCCCCACTTCTCGGCAAACTCAGCCGCGATGATTTGCGGCCATTGAGCCATCGCAGCACCGTCGCCGTGCGTCCACACCAGCAGATTGTTGCCGTGCGTAATCACTTTGCGGCTGGATGATTGCTCGATGACATTGACATTTTTGCAGTTAGCATAGAAAGCCGACAATACGCGAGTAAGCCAGACGCATGAGTGCCAGTCGTGATTGCCCTCAACAATAACAACATCGACTTTAGGCGCAACCTGCGCGGCAATTTGCACCACGTCATAACATGCTTTGACGGCATAATCCACGACGCGATGAAAGCGCGAGTCAACGTCAAGCACGTTGCCGCTCTTCTCGGTCTGATTGTTTCGGCTGTCGCTGTGCATAATATCGCCGCCAAATGTGACAACGATGCGCCCCGGCTTATTGAATCGACCTGCCAATGCTTGCGCAGTGTCAACCATACGCTTTGCAGCAATGTCGCAATCATAATCTGAATCATTAGTTTCTGCCTTTGTTGCATACATGCCAATATGCGAATCAAAAACCGATATTTCAGCCAATACGTCTTGATTATCAGACTTGGTCGCACGCTTAACTTTGACAACTGCCTTGCCCTTTACGCGCTGGCATAGTGAATCAACAAATGCCTCCATGTCTTCAGCGCCTGGCACAAGTCGCTTCCATTCTTGGATCGGTTTGCCCTTGGCGTCATATTGCACCGTAGTTTTTACCATCTTTAGATGCTCCGGCATGACTGCCGGAGTCAACCACGGCGCTTGGCCTTTACTTTCACATACTAGCAAAGCTTCGCGCACATATTTTTCATCAACTCCCAATTCCTTTGCCGCGCCTCGCTTTGTCCCGATTTCCATGTAGCAGTCTAATACTTCCTGCTGCCTGCTTGTAAGTTTTGTATTTTTCATATGTATTTTGGTTATATTCCAAATCTGACAAGGTTGCCGACTTGGTTTTTAGATTGCTTGTGAAAGGTCCATCCGCCGTTTTGGCTTTTAGACTTGCCCCAATATTTACCTGTATATCGCTCAATTACTTTTGTGCGAATGTTGCATGATCCAGTAGACGGATCGCCGAGATTGTCGCGAATTAATCCGCTATGCGTCTTCGGTCCGTCTTCAAGCTCGCTTAATATATAATCAATCACTGATTGATCCTTATCGAGCTGCGCATCTTTGGCTGCCTTTTCCTCGGCCGCCTTTGCTTCTTCCGCGCCGACTTGTTTCACGCTTTGAAAGCGCCGATGCCAACTGCGCTTTTCGCCTGCGTCATATTTAAACGTCACTTTCATGCTATTCGGTCCACGCAGCTTTGTATTTTCAAATACAATGATGCGGTCTGAGCCTTCCGTAATGGCTGGCGCTTTGTCGATTGTATATGCGCAGTCAAAGTCGCTCTGGAAGTCTCCGACGCCCTCGGCGATGCTTTTGCCATCAGAGTCTTTGTTCTTATTGGTATGCGCCAATGCAATCAATGTGCCTCCGGCTTGAGTAAAGCTGCGCACCATAATGTTAAACACTCGCGCATCATTCTTATCCATTGTGCTGACAAACTTTTTGAGTGTATCAAGCACAATCACCATATTGCCGCATGCATCGTCTTTGATTGCAGCCTTGATGATCTTTGACAAGTCTGCTGGATCAAATCCGTTTTGATTTGGTATTAAGTGATGGATGCCCATGTGCCTGGTGATCTCCATCTTTTCAATGCCGCCATTAAAACTATCATCCGCGTTAATGTAGAAGATGTCTAAATGCTTCGTCTTTTCCATGTCTCGATTGCATAGCATCCAGAGCGTCATCAATGTTTTACCAGTATTCGGGCCAGCATTGAGGATCGTGCAATCGCCAATCATCGCAATTTCTGGCAAGATAAAAACAGCATCTTGCGCCCGCTTTTTCATTGCTTCAATATTTTCATCAGTCGATGCGACCAGCTTGCGCAGATTGCTTAGAAAGTCACTGCCAGCGGATTTAGCCGACTGCTCAATTTCTTTCTTCGCTTCTTCTGCCTCGGTAATCGGTGGTAACCATGAGTCAGCCTCTTTTTGCAGCGCATTGCTTACAAGTTGATCAATGGTAGCCACTACGTCGGCAGGCAATTCTTCGATTGATTGCTCGCCATATCCTTCCGCAGCCAAAGCCGTGGCCGCCGCTTTAAAGTCGCCGCCATGGTGAAACATCGCAAACAATGCAAACGGAGAATAAGACTCATTAGCTTCAAGTGGCGCGGCCGATGACGTCCAGCAGTAAAATTTACGATCACCGACTACGCCAAATGTGCCACTGATGCCGCCAGACTTGCCCGGCCGCGTCCAGTGCTTGCCATTGCGCGTGGTCCAGCCTTGAGATTGAAGCAATCCAGCAACGTCTGCTTTCTCATTGAATTGATCGCCTGGCGATGTGCCATCACTAGCAACCTTAGTCGGCTTGACTGCCCAAAATGGCAATGCTTGCGACTTGGCCGCCTCGGTCTTAATGACCTTTGACTTGGCATTATAATATGCCGACGGATCA